CCCCGCTGCCCCCCGCCTCCGTCGCGGCGCTCTGGCGCCCCTGGCGGCGGATGCGCCTGACGTGAGCCGCCCGATCGAGGCCCGGGCGGACTTCGGCAATCTCGCCCAGCGCCTGACCCGCCGCGCCGAGGCGCTCGCCGAGGCCCATGCCGAAAGCCGCAGGCTGGCGGCACAAGGCAACGAGACCCGCTGGCGCCGCGCCGCGCTCGTCTGGCCGCTCTTCGCGAAAGGATAAGCCATGGAAATCGCCTTGCGCGCCGCCCTGATCGACTGGCTCTCCGCCGATCCCCTGCTCGCGGAAGAACTCAATGCCGTGACCGAGGAAGCGCCGCTCCGCACCGCCCTGCCCTGGCTCGCCATCGCCGCCAGCGCCAGCACCGACTGGAGCAGCAAGTCCGGTCCCGGACGCGAAGTGCGCGTGGCACTGGAACTCCACTCCCGCGGCGATGCGCCGGAAACGGCCGCGGCGCTCGTCGCGGCCATCGAGGCCCGGATCGGGGACCTGCCGCGCGACCGGCCCGGCTGCCGGATCGTCACCAGCCAGTTCCTGCGCGCCCGCACCGAGCAGCGCGGCGAAAGCCGCCGCGCGATCCTGCTCGAATACCGCTTTCGCCTGCTCTCCTCCTGACACTCTTCTCAACCCACTCGCCCCAACAAGGAACCCCCGTCATGTCCGCACAGAAAGGCAGCGCCTTCCTTCTCAAGATCTCGGGCGGCGGCTCGCCCGCCACCTTCCAGACCGTCGCCGGGCTGCGCACCACGCAGATGTCGGTGAGCGGCGATGCCGTGGTCGTCACCAGCAAGGACAGCGGCGGCTGGCGCGAACTGCTGTCGGGCGCGGGCGTGCGCGCGGTCTCGGTCAGCGCGGCGGGGATCTTCCTCGGCAGCGCCGCCGAAGCCCGGATCCGCGCCAATGCCATGGCCGGAACGCTCGACGACTACGAACTCAGCTTCGAGGACGGCGAGAAGCTGCGCGGCAGGTTCCTCGTCCAGCGCCTCGACTATGCCGGGGATTTCAACGGCGAGCGCAACTATACACTGCAGCTGGAAAGCTCCGGCCCGGTGAGCGCGGCATGAGCCGGGATGCGGACGATCGGGCCAATCCCCTGCGCGGAGAGGCCCTGCTGAAGATCGGCGGCACGGCGCATGTCCTGCGCCCCAGCTTCACCGCGCTACTCGCCGCCGAAGAGGAACTCGGGCCGCTCTTCGCGCTCGTCGAACGGGCAGGGGCAGGCGAGCTTCGCCTTTCCGAGCTGGCAGCGCTGTTCTGGCACTGCCTCGATCGGCGGCCCGCCGTCACGCGCGAAGCGGTGGGCGACGCGGTCCTCGCCCAAGGCCTTGCCGCCTGCGCGGTGCCGCTGCGCACGCTCCTGGGACAGATCCTGAAAGGCAGCGGATGAGCGAATTCGCCCCGGCCGCGCTCCTGCTCTGCGCCCATGCCGCGCGGATGCTCGGCTGGCGTCCGCACGAGTTCTGGGCCGCCACCCCTGCCGAACTCACCGCCGCGCTCGGCCTGCCTCTGACGGGAATATCCGCCGCCGAAGCCCCCGGTCTCGACCGTGCCCTGCTCGAAAAGCTGATGGAGCAAGACAATGAGCGATGAAATCGACAGCCTGCTGGTGGAAGTGCGCGCCGGAACCGAGGGCTTCGCGCGCGACATCGCCCGGATGCGCGCCAGCGTGGACGGCGATCTCGTGTCCGGCTTCACCCAGGCCGGTCAGGCGCTGGAAAAGGGCCTGACCGGGGCGATCCGGCGCGGCAGCCTGGGCTTCGACGAGCTGAAACGCGTGGCCCTGACCACGTTAGGCGAGATCGCGGCGCAATCGGTGCAGGGCCTCATCGGCTCCGGCAGCGGCGGATCGGCTGGTACGGCCACGGCGAGCGCGCTCGATCTCTCCGGCCTGTTTTCCGGCCTGCTCGGCCTGCCGGGCCGGGCCACGGGCGGCAACGTCTCGCCGGGACGCGGCTATCTGGTGGGAGAACGCGGCCCCGAACTCTTCGTCCCCACGTCCGCCGGACGGATCGAGACTAGCCCGCCCGTTCGGGACGCCGCCCGCGACGTGAAAGTCTCGATCAACCTTACCGGCCCGCGCGGCGCCTCTGCCCCGCAGTCGCTCCAGCGCTCGTCCCGCCAGGTCGCCAGCGCTGTGCGCCGCGCCCTTTCCTCCCGCTGATTCCTACCTGGAGCCCCCCGAAATGGCATTCTGGCTTGCAACCCGGCACAGCGGACAGACCAGCGACTGGATCCGGCGCTTCGACCCGCGCTTCTGGACCGTCAACTTCCCCCGCCCGATGATGGCCTCGGTCGTCTCGACCGGCCCCGATTCCCTGCGCGTCGATGCCTCGTTCCTGCGCAAGGGCGATCTCGGTGGGCTGATCTGGGAAAGCGAGGACCGGCTCGACCATCCCCTGCTCGCCTATGCGACCGACCGCGACTATGCCCATACCTCGCTGAGCTTCCGCTGGCGGTCCTCCGGGGTGATCCCGCTCGATTCCGGCATCGGGCCCACCCTGACCGTCGAAGGCCGCGACGTGGCAGGCGTGTCGCGCGTCTGGTACGTCCGCCTCTGGAACTACGCCGAAGGCACTGGTGAGGACGCGCGGATCGCCTTGCGCTTTTCCCAGCTCGATGCCGGTTTCACGCTGCCTTCGCCCGACCGCGTCTGGCCCCATGCGATCGAGCGCATGTTCATTTCCTTCTGCCCGCCCGGCTACGACGGCAGCGCCGATCCCCTCCCCGCCGAGGCCGAAGGCTGGATCGAACTGAGCGAGATCGCCGTCGATGGCGCCCGCGCCATGCTGGAGATCGGCGACGTAATGATGCCCGCAAACGGGCTCGCCATGGCCACCGGCTTCGACGATCAGGGCGTGCAGACCCCCGCGCGCCTGCTGCGCAGCATTCGCCAGCTCGGTTACCAGGGCTCGGTCATCCACTATGTCGGCATGAGCCATTATTTCCGGCTCGCATTCGCGAACGGCGCCTATCTGGCCGGATCCGACACAGGCTCAAATGAGGGCGGTGACCCGCTCAACGCGCCGACGCGGGCATGGCACCGTGCCTTCTTCGCGGAATGCCTGCGGCTCGGCCTGAGCCCGGTCGCCTCGCTCTCCTACGAATTGCTGGACCAGCATTGCCCCGATGCCTGGCGCCAGCGCGACCATGCCGGAAATCCCGCCCTGACCGGATGGGACCCGCCCTCCACCCTGCTCTCGCCTGCGAACGAGGCGGCGATGGGCTGGCTGCAATCGGTAGGTGCCGCTTTCGCCCGGCTCATGATCGCGGCGGGCGCCCCGGTACGCTTCCAGGTCGGAGAGCCCTGGTGGTGGTGCTTCGCGGACGGGCGCATCTGCCTCTACGACCCGGCCGCCATAGCCCGCTTCGGCGGCAATCCCCCGATCATTCCCGACTTGCGCGCGCCGCTGGACGATGAGCGCAAGGCCCTGCTCGACATGGCAGGCGAAGTGCTCGCGCAGTCGACCGCCGATCTGGTCGCCGCCGTGCGCACAGCCGCCGCAGCGACCTCGACTCCGGTGGAGGCGCTGGCGCTGGTCTTTACCCCCACGGTGCTCGATCCGGCCATGCCCGAGATGCAGCGCGCCAACTTGCCGACCGGCTGGGCATGGCCCGCTTTCGACCGGCTTCAGGTGGAGGACTACGACTGGCTCACCGCAGGCGCCGACGCGCCCCGCCGCCAAGCCTATCGCACGGTGAACCGGCGCCTCGGCTATCCGCCCGAGGAACAGGACTACCTCGCAGGCTTCGTGCTCGATGTCGCGCAGTCCGACCAGTGGCGGCGCATCGACGCGGGTATCGACGAAGCGCTGGCCCGGTCCCACCACGAAGTCGTCGTCTGGGCGCTGCCGCAAGTCGCCCGTGACGGTTTCGTCCGCCTCCCGCCGCCCTGGCCAGACGATAATGACAAAGGAGCCGCAGAAATGCAGGCCTTCGACAATGTACCCTATCCGCTCGCCCTCGGGCGCGACACCGCCGTCGTCGCCGAATTCTCCACCACCGTCTCGGTGACCGCGTCCGGCTTCGAGAGCCGCAACAGCCTGTGGTCGAATGCCCGGCTGCGCTTCGACCTTGGCCCCGGTGTCCGTTCGGAAGCGGAACTCGGCACGCTGATCGCCTTCTACCGCGCCCGGCGCGGCCCGGCGCGCGGCTTCCTGCTGCGCGATCCCGCCGATTTCAGCTCGAACGGCATGACCGCCGATCCCGGCCCGCGCGACCAGTACCTCGGCGCCGGAGACGGCCTGCGCAGCTCCTTCCCGCTGGTGAAGCGCTACGGGGAGGGAGAGGATGCGCAAGTCCGGCGCATCACCCGCCCCCGCAGCGTGACCATCTCCATCGACGGCGCCGCGCAAGCCGGAAACTGGACGCTCGATCCGCTCGGCCTCGTCGTGTTCGATCAGGCCCCGCCTGCGGGCGCCTCGGTCAGGGCGGGCTTCCTGTTCGACGTTCCCGTGCGCTTTTCCGAAGACCGGCTCGAAATCTCCGGCGCGTCCTTCGCGGCGGGCGAGGCGCCGAGCGTGCCCGTCGTCGAGATCCGGGAGGCGTCATGACCCGCATCTGGTTCTCGAACGCGCTGGAAACCGTCGCCCTGTTCTGGCGCCTGGACCGCAGGGACGGCATGACCCTGGGCTTCGTCACTCACGACGCCGACCTCTGGTTCGACGGACTGCTGCACCGCGCCGCACCGGGCATGGTGCCCTCCTCGATCCGCAAGTCGGCCGGTTTCGAGCCCGACAGCGCGGAAGTGCGCGGCGCGCTGACCCACGAGACAATCTCGGCCGAGGACCTTGCCTCCGGCCGCTTCGACGGTGCGCGCGTTACCATCGGCCTGGTCGACTGGGAGACGCGCGAACATGGCAGCCTCTACAGCGGCACGATCGGCGCGATTTCGCAGGAGGACGGCGCGTTCTCCGCCGAACTCTCCTCGCGCAAGGAGGAATTCGCGCGCGATCCCGTGCCCCGCACCAGCCCGTCCTGCCGCGCGCCGTTCTGCGGCCCCGGCTGCAATCTCGACCCACAGCGCTTCACCCGCGAAGTGCGGATCGCCGATGCCGAAGTCCCGGCAGGCAGCGTGGCATTCGACCCGCCGGTCGATCCCGCCCTGTACTTCGGCGGAACCCTGCGCTGGCTGGAAGGCCCGCAGACGGGCATGACCGCAGGCGTGATCGGCGCCGCGCAGGAACGGCTGATACTGGACATGCCGCAAGGCAGTGTCCCGCCGGCTGGAACCCGGGCCTTGCTGCGCGAGGGCTGCGACCACACCCTGGCCACCTGCGGCACCCGCTTCGGCAATGCGGCGAACTTTCGAGGTGAGCCTTTCCTGCCCGGAAACGACATGCTCACGCGCTATCCCGCCCCGGCATCGTGACCCCCCACATCATGAACGGCGAGGAAATCGCAGACGCGGCCCTCGCTCTGGTCGGCGTTCCCTTCCGGCTGCACGGACGCGATCCCCGTATCGCGCTCGACTGCCTCGGGCTGGTGGCCGCCGCCACCGACAACACGGCGAACGTGCCCGCCCGCTGCAGCCCGCGCTCGCTGCGGCGGGACCGGGCCGATGCCATCGCCTGTGCCCTGGGCCTCGTGCCGACCTCGCAGACGGCCGCCATCGCCCCCGGCGACGTGCTCATGTTCGAGCCCGCACCCTGCCATCACCATCTCGCGGTGGCACTGGACCCGCACCGCATCGTCCACGCCCATGCCGGGCTGGGCCGTGTCGCCCTCGGCCCGATACCCGCCGACTGGCCTATCACCGGCCACTGGCACGCCCTCCCATCGAAGGAATAGTCATGGCCACGCTTGTCTTCAGCGCCGTCGGCACCGCTCTGGGCGGGCCGGTCGGAGGCGCGATCGGAACCCTGTTCGGCAGACAGTTCGACACCGCAATCCTCGGTTCGCCGCACCGCGAAGGCGCGCGCCTCAAGGAACTGGAAGTCACGACATCCAGCTACGGCCAGCCCATCCCCCGCCATTTCGGCCGCATGCGCGTGGCCGGGCAGATGATCTGGGCGACCGAACTGATCGAGAGCACCGACACCCTCGGCGGCGGCAAGAACAGCGCCGCGATCACGACCTACAGCTACAGCGCCAGTTTCGCGGTCGCACTGGCGAGCCGTCCGATCCTCGATATCGGCCGGATCTGGGCGGACGGCCGCCTGCTGCGCGGCACCGATGGCCTGCTCAAGTCCGGCGGCCTGTTGCGCGTCCACAAGGGCCACGCCGACCAAGCCTGCGATCCGCTGATGCTGGCCGCCGAGGGCGCCGATCTCTGCCCCGCCCACCGCGATCTTGCCTATGTGGTTTTCGAGGACCTCGACCTTTCCGACTTCTACAACCGCATTCCGGCACTGACCTTTGAGGTCTTTGCCGATGAGGGCTTCGACCTGTCGGACGTGGTGGGCGATCTCGTCCCGGATGCCGACGCCGCCGTCCCCCTCGCCGGGTTTCACGGCCTGACCTGCGACGGCCCGCTCACCGGCCTGCTCCAGACCATCGATCAGGTGATCCCGCTCGATATCAACGCCGGAGGCGAAAGGCCGGTCATCGCACCGCAGCGGCGGCAGTCGCAGCCGATCGCCCTGCCGGAAGCCGCCATTAGCGCCGAAGATGGCGATTTCGGAATCAGGAGCGGCTTTTCCCGCCAGCGCGCTGCCCCCGAAGAGCGGCCGGTTTCGATCCTGCGCTATTTCGACAGCGACCGCGACTATCTGCCCGGGCTCCAGCATGCCTCGGGCCGGGCCTCTCCCGGCAGCCCGCGCGCCATCGAACTGCCCGCCGCGCTCGGAGCCGATACGGCAAGGTCGCTGATCGAAAGAACGCGGCGCCGGATCGACTGGAGCCGCGAACGCCTGTCCTGGCGCATGAGCGCGCTCGATCCCGCCGTCACGCCGGGCGCGATCGTCAGCTTTCCCGGCATCCCCGGGGAATGGCGCGTGCTGGAATGGGAATGGCGCGATTCCGGCGTGGAGATCTCGGCAGAGCGCATGGCGCCCGCCTCGGCGGATGCGCCTGCACCGGCCGGAGCAGATCCCGGCCGCATCAATGCCCCGCTCGATCTCCCCCCGCCCCCGACCACGCTTGCCGCTTTCGAATTGCCCCACGATCCGGCGCATGTCTTCGCGGCCGTGTCCTCGCCGGGCGCCCACTGGAGCGGCGCGGCACTTCTGGCCGATCGCGGCGACGGGGAACTCCATCCCCTCGGGCCGAGCGGCCGCCGCCGCGCCGTGATGGGCAGGACCACGACCGGCCTTGCGTCGATGAGCCCGCTTCTCTTCGATCGCGTCTCCAGTCTGGACGTAATGCTCGTCGATCCGGCGATGCAGCTTTCTTCCGGGACGATCAGGGAACTCGCGGAAGGCGTGAACCTCGCGCTCGTCGGAGAGGAGATCGTCCAGTTCGCCCGCGCCACCGCGCTCGGTGGGGGCGCATGGCGGCTGGAAGGCTTCCTCCGCGGCCGCGGCAGCACCCCAGCGGGATCCCATCGTCCCGGCGCAAGTTTCGTCCTGCTGGACAGGGCCGCCGTTCCGCTGGATTCAGCGGCCCTCGGCTCCGCCGAAACCCGAAAGGTCGCGGCCCTGGGCCGGGGAGACGGCGACCCGGTGCTCGCCCCGATCGCCTTGAACGGGATTTCCCTGCGTCCTCCCGCCCCCGTTCACCCCCGCGCGGCGTTCCTGGCGGACGGGACCCTGAAACTGCAATGGACCCGGCGCGCACGCGGTGAACGGGTGTGGCAAGACGGCATCGACGTGCCGCTGGTGGAACAGTCCGAAAGCTACCTGCTTACTTACGGCCCGCCCGATCGCCCCGTGGCGACCTGGACGCTACCTTCCCCCGTGATCCTCCTCCCCGCCGCCGAACAGGCGCAACTTACCGTGCTTTCGCCGGGCGAGGTGTTCCGGGTGCGCCAGCTGGGCACCCACGCCCTCTCCGATGCCCTGCGCCTGTTTCAACTGCCCTGACCGGAGAATTTTCATGAGCGATTCCATCCTGTTCGAAAGTACCAGCCCCAGGTTCGCGCTGCCGCTGCTCCATGTCGGGCAGGCGCAGAAGGAAGAATTCGTCAACGAAGCCCTCTCGCGCTGCGACCTCATGCTGCACTGCGCGGTCTCGGGCGAGCGTGCCGATCCGCCCGAACATCCCGAAGCGGGCGAGACCTGGCTGGTCGCGCAAGACGCCACCGCCGCCTGGACAGGGCGCGGCGGCCAGTTGGCAGGCTTCCACGGCGGCAACTGGCTGTTTGTCGAGCCGCGCGAAGGGCTTAGGATTTTCGACCTTTCCACGCGCCAGGAGCGTCTTTTCAATATTTTTTGGAGAAAGGCAGCGCTTCCCGTGGAACCACTTGGAGGAATGACAGTTGATGTTCAGGCTCGGGCGGCGATCGGTGAACTGGTCGCAGTCCTGCAAGCCTTGGGTATCGTTCCATCAGCATGAGGGGCAGAATTGCGCAGGGGTGAAGGTGCTGTCGATTTCAATAAAGGAGTCACGAGGCATCACCAACCCCCCGAAAACGCGACATTTCTGCAACAGTTACGTTCAATGTGCGCTTGCACACGGATAGCTGAGGGGGTAGACACTCGAGGCACTCGGTGGCTCCAAATCTCTTAGTAGGGGAAACATATGAGGAAACTCGTCATTGGCCTGGCGCTGGCTTCGACAGCTATCGCCACGCCCGCGCTTGCGCGCGACAACTCGTGGTATCTTGAGCTCGACGCCGGCGCGATGATCGTCGAAGACGCCGATCTCGACGTCAACGGTGTCAGCAACGTCGACACCGCTGAATTCAGCACCGGCTTCGACGGTGGCGCTGTTCTCGGTTACGACTTCGGCCCGTTCCGCCTTGAAACCGAAGCCAGCTATCGCCAGGCTTCGTTCATGGGCAGCAACGGCCCGGACGGCAGCAACCTGACCTTCATGGTCAACGGTCTGCTCGACTTCGGTCCCGATGACGGCCTTCAGGGCTATGTCGGTGGTGGCGCCGGCGTCGGCCGCGTTCACTATGACATCTTCGACGATTCGGACACGGGCTTCGCCTGGCAGGCCATCGCGGGTATCCGCGCGCCGATCAGCAGCCACGTGGACGTCGGCCTGAAGTACCGCTTCAGCAACGTCAACAACCTCGACTTCGTCGATGTTGCCGGCAACGAGATCAGCACCCGCTGGCGCTCGCACTCGCTGATGGCGACCCTGGGCTACAACTTCGGCGAACCGGCAGCTCCGCCGCCGCCGCCGCCGCCGCCGCCCCCGCCGCC